AGCTCCAGTTGTAACTGCTCAATACATGGCATATACAAAGCCTCGTGTTGATACAAATGTTACAGCAGGACAATATCTAAACGCACAGATCAAAGCACTTGGTGGCGACACCGATGCTCGTGATCTAGTTGCAGCATTACAAATTGCAACTGTTTCTGAGAACACAGGAATGGTTCCACCAAATTATTTGCGTGATGTTATCGGCGTAATTGATTCAAGCCGTCCATTCATCGATTCAATCGAGCGTGCTCCACTTCCAGCATCAGGAATGAAAATTTTCACTCCTAAATTAGGAACACAGGCAACTGTTGCACAAACTGCTGAAGGCGTTGAGTTTTCATCAACTGATACAGTTGTAACTTTCCAAGAAGACAATATTGTTAAGTTTGCAGGTGCAAATGTAGTCAATGTTGAATTATTTGATCGTTCAGACCCATCTTTCGCTGACCTTTTGGTTCGTGAGTTAGCAGCATCTTATGCACAAAAGACAGATGCTTATGCAGCAAACATTGCAGCACAAAACTCAATTGGTTCAACCGGATCATCTATCTACAAAGCCATTGCTGATGGAATTGCAGATTCTTATGGCGTTATGCGCTTTACACCAAACCGCCTATTGGTTGCACCATCAGGTGGAGAGGATGGCATCGATTTCGCTGGACTACTTGGCGAAGTTGCAGATGGTCGTCCACTATTCGCAGCAGCAGCTCCACAAAACGCAGCTGGCTTGCTAACACAGGGTTCAACAAATGGAACAGTCGCAGGACTTAACCTAGTTGTAGATCCTAACTACACAGGCAACAACGCAGGTGCTAAGTATGGTCTAGTTTATCCATCAGCAGCAATGCGATTCCATGAGAGTGGCACAATTGAACTTCGTGCTAACTTGGTTGCTAATGGACGCATCGAGATCGGTCTTTATGGTTATGTAGCCGTAGTAAACCGCTTCCCAACTGCATTCCGTTACCTAGAAGTATCAGCGTAATTTAACTGAGTGCCTAGGGTTGCTCCCGATCCTAGGCATCCATTAAGGGAGATTAGAGAGAGGAATTTATGCCTTCAATTATTACCGCAACACAATTGCGCTCCGTATTGGGTGTAAGTTCCTCTCTTTATAATGACGCATATTTAGATCAAATAATAGATACGGCAGAATCGGTTATCCTGCCAATGCTTGTTACATTCAAATCACCAATTCAGGCAACTTCATTGTCAGACAATGTTGCTACATTTACCACACTAGGAATTCATGAATTTACCGAAGGGCAATCAGTTGTCATCACAGGATGCGGTTCACCTTACAACGGAACAAGAGTTGTGCTGGCAGACAATCTTGGACAATATACCTTTTCGCAATCGATCACTAATGCCGATATACTCGAGGCTAATGTCATCCCATCCGGAGTTGCTACCCTTTCTGGCGCATCAACTTATGTTGGAAACGCAGCTGTTCAGTCAGCCGTCTATACAGTTTCAGTCGAAGTCTTTCAAGCAAGACTTGCCGGCGGAGGACAAATCGAAGGAGTAGATTTTTCACCAACACCATTTAGAATGGGTCGATCACTTTTCAATAAGTGCGTTGGTTTGTTGGGTTCATATATTGACACCGAAAGCATGGCTCTTTAAATGCCTAATGAAACCATCCTTCAACAGATCCGGACACCTTTAGCAACCGCTTTATCAGTTGTCGCTGGAAATGTTTATTCATTTGTTCCTGAAACAGTAATTCCACCAGCTGTGGTGGTTGTGCCTGATTCACCATATTTAGAATTCGAAACAATAAGCAAAACCAATGTAAGAGCCAAAATCAATTTTACAATATCAGTTGCCGTTGCATATAACAGCAATCCGGCATCGCTCGACAATATCGAGCAATTAATCATAAGTGTTCTGGCAGTCATTCCGGTTGGATACATTGTCAGCTCGGTTGAAAGACCGACAGTTACTCAAGTTGGTGCATCAACGCTGCTTATCGCAGATGTTCGAGTATCTACCTACTACACACAAACAATATAAGGAGAAATCATGGCAACAGTCGTAATTACCGGTCGTGATGTTGGTTTATCTTTCACAGGTGGAACAGATATTCAAGCACAAGCGACAAACGCAGTTCTCACCAAAGTCAATGAGCGTCAGGTTTATCAGACTATGGAAGGTGAGGCTTACAAGACCACAAACATTTCAGGAACATTCCAATTGGATATGTTGGCTGACTGGGGCAAGGCAAACTCAGTTTGTGAGGCTCTATGGGCTGCTGCTGAAACTGCACCCGACACAGACATCAGCATGACACTTACAGCTGCATCAGGAGCGCAATTTGTGTTCCCAGTAAAGCCAGAGTTTCCAACTGCTGGTGGATCAGGAATTGATGCTCAGACAGTATCATTTACCTTTACAGTATCTAAGGGTGCAGTAACCGAAACCTTTAGTTAAAAAACAAAACGGGAGCAAACAAATGAAATTACCAATCACAATTGAATATAACTCAGGCGAGCAAGTTACTTATGTAGCGCAACCGCCTGAGTGGGCAAAATGGGAAAAGCAGACAGGAAACATCATTGGTCAGGCATCCGAAAAGTTGGGCATTTGGGATCTTATGTTTTTGGCTTATCATGCTCATAAGCGTGAAGTCGCCGGAAGTAAACCCATCAAACCAATGGATATTTGGATGGAAACAGTAGCCGATGTCGTTGTTGGTGATGCAGACCCAAAAGCCACAAAGCAGGAAGCCTAAACAGATTATTGGTTGAGTTGGCAATTGCCACACATATTCCAATGAGTGAATGGGTTGATGCAGAGGATATATTAACAGCGATCGAGATATTGGAGGCAAGGAATGGCTAAAGAAACCATTGCATACAATAAAAACGATCTGCGTGATATTTACAAGGCTTTTAGACTTATGGACGACCAAGCAACAGAGGAAGCAAGAAGTCAATCTGCTGCTTTGGCGTATTTTGCATCAGAGGAAATTAAGTCAGCAGCTAGAGGCAGAGAAAAATCTGGCAAGGTTGCGCAAAGAGTTGCGGATGGCGTTAGCATTTCAAAGTCCAGCAAAATTGGTGAGTTCCGTTATGGTTTCGCACGACAAAAGTTTTCAGGTGGGGCTACAACGCAAACCCTATGGGGTGGTGTTGAGTTTGGATCTAATAAGTTTAAGCAGTTCCCTGCATATTCAGGACGGCAAGGCAGAGGTTCAAGAGGTTGGTTTATCTATCCAACGCTTCGCAGAATTCAGCCTGAATTAATAAACAAATGGGAACAGGCTTTTAATCGCATTATTAAGGAATGGGTCTAATGGCTGTTGGTAGTCGCACATTAAAATTATCAATCCTTGCCGATGTTGATGACTTAAAAAAGAAACTTGGCGAAGCTGATAAAGCAGTTGAAAATAATTCCAGCAAGATTGCTGACTTTGGCAAAAAGGCTGCTGCTGCATTTGCTGTCGCTGCTGCTGCTGCATTGGTTTATGCTGGCAAACTAGCTGTTGATGGCGTCAAATCAGCAATAGAGGATGAACAGGCTCAATTAAGGTTAGCAAATGCATTGCAAGCAGCAACCGGTGCAACTAATGAGCAAATTGCAGCCACAGAGGATTACATATCTAAAACACAACTTGCAACTGGAGTTGCAGACAATGACTTGAGAAACGCTTTTCAGAGATTATCTGTCACGACAAAGGATGTTAACAAATCTCAATCTTTACTAAATTTGGCTTTAGATATATCCAAAGGAAGCGGTAAAGATCTCAATACTATTGTTGAAGCATTATCAAAATCCTATGAAGGACAAGACACAAGACTTGCAAGATTAGGAATTGGTTTAAGTGCAGCAGATCTAAAGGCTATGGATTTTACTGAAACCACCAAGGCGTTGAGCAATCTTTATGGTGGCGCAGCAGCTGCAAATGCTGAAACATTCCAAGGCAGACTTGATAGATTAAAACAAGCATTTGAAGAAACAAAAGAAACTATCGGGTACGCTTTGTTGCCAATTCTTGAAACCTTGCTTGGATATATAACTACTTTCATAATTCCTTTATTTGACAGAATGCGTGATGCTTTCGCTGGTGAAAATGGATTTGGTGGATCGATGTCACAGGTTATATCCATAATCAGATCTGTTGCCATACCGGTATTCGATGCAATGAAAGTGGCTTTTGATGAAATTAGAAAAACAGTTGATGAAAACAAAGAAGGGTTGCAAGATTTTATTGATATTGCTAAAGCCCTTGCACCTATTTTTGGAACAGTATTAGTTGAAGGCATTAAAATTGCAGTATCACAAATCAGTATTTTAATTGATGTATTGAGTAATGTTGGCAGTATTATTAAAGAGATTTTGAATGGTGTAATCAATCAAATCAATTTAATTATTAGAGGCATCAATTTAATTAAACCCGGAGGAGATATAGGTTATGTCAGCAACATTGGAACTGCCACAGCCTCAACCTCAAGTTATCGAAGTGACGAACGAGGACTTCCAACTATTTCAACCGCCACTTCTAAAACACAACCAACTGTAGTTAATAACATTACAGTTCAAGCCGTAGATTCCGAGGGTGCTGCAAGAGCAGTTACTAAGGTGATAAATCAAAGTTCATCAAGATCAGTTCCACAACTTTACAACAGCGGCATTACTAGAGCGAGATAATGTCAGTCTTTACGCCTGAATATAAGTTAAGCATCAATGGTGTTGAATACACCGATGTTGCCATTTCTGATATTGCTCATCAAGCAGGGCGTGAGGATATTTACGCACAACCAACTCCATCTTATATTCAAATCGCATTAGTGGCTTTGAATAATGAAAACTACAATTTTCAAATTAATGACGGAATAGCATTACAGGTTAAAGACAGCACCAATGTTTTTAGGACTTTATTTGGTGGCAACATTACAGACATTACTACCGAGGTTGCATCAGCTAGTAGCGTTGCAGAAACCTTCACTTATACCATTCTTGCTCTAGGTTCATTGGCTAAACTGCCAAAGGTTATTTATGACGGCACATTGGCTAGAGATGATGATGGCGACCAGATGTTTGAATTGCTTGCTGATCTATTCTTGAACAATTGGAATGAAGTGCCAGCAGCTGAAACATGGTCAGGATATGACCCAACAGTTACTTGGGCAAATGCTGAAAACTTAGGACTTGGGGAAATTGATCGACCAGGAGTTTATGAAATTTCAAACCGAGGTGCTAATCCTGATACTGTCTATAACATTGCAAGCCTTATTGCTGACAGCGCATTTGGTGTCTTGTATGAGGATAATGAAGGTCGCATTGGGTATGCCGATGCTGTTCACAGGCAGAATTATCTTGCCAATAATGGTTACACAGAGATTTCAGCAAACACAGCCTTTGGAGCAGGATTAAAGGTTTTGACTAGGGGCGCAGATGTCCGAAATGATGTATTCCTAAATTACGGAAACAACTTTGGTTCACAAGTAAGCGCAATTGATTTGGACAGTATTGAGGTATTTGGTTACCGAGGCGAAACGATCAATACAGTCTTACACGATGCCACCGATGCACAAGCTGTGGCTAATCGGTTTATATCTTTAAGATCCTATCCGAGAGCCTTATTCGACAGCATTACATTTCCATTGACTAACTCAGCCATTGATGATGCAGACCGAGATGCTTTGCTTGGCATTTTTGTGGGTCAGCCAATGCGAATAACAGACTTGCCTGTCCAGATAGCCCCAACTTTACAGTTTGAGGGTTATGTTGAAGGCTGGCGTTGGAGCACTAGATTCAACGAATTATTCTTAACCATAAATCTGAGCCCGATCGAGTTTTCCCAAGTTGCAGTTCAATGGGATCAAGTATCAGCCTCAGAGGCTTGGAACACTCTAAGTGGTACACTAACATGGGAAAATGCGATTGGAGCAGTAGCCTAATATGGCAAACACAACTTATTTTGGATGGGAAACACCGGACGACACCGAT